ACTTCAACCTGCCGAAGCTTCGATACAATCTCTTCCGGCTTCTCTCGTTTTCCAGCCATCGCTGATCCTCCAATTTGAGGGATAATCTATCCCAGTTGGTGGACCACTTTCAGGGGGCAACTCCACACAATCCCCCGTCACCACCCCTGCAATCCCGCCGGTTCCCCACAAAATCCACCCCATTTCATCCACACTGTAGTTTGTCACCCGGTTCTGCCATACGCCGGAATTGTGTGGAATTACGTGGAAATGAGTGGAAATTTCAATAAATACAGTGAATTAGACAGTCGACAACAGACGAAGCGTGGCGGCAGACTTGTCCCGCAGTTTTGCCATCGAGGCAGAGAACATGACTGTACAGCGACCGAGATGCGGCCTCTTCAAATGGGCCTCAAAACAGTCTCAAAAACGACCCGACCGCTTCAAATAATTGAAATGTGTGCCATTTCGGGCCAGCATGAGTTTGCTGGGCTTTCCAATAGAGCCGCCAAAACCGTCGAATTTCCAAACCAAACTTTCAACTTCCGCGAAAGTTCAGCATTCCGTCTTATGGGCGGATCAAAAACCATAATGAAAACAATACGATTCCGGGCGAAAGTTTGGAATTTTAGGCGCGGAAACGGGCACCCCGAACTTTCAACCTGATATCTCCGGATCCCGCATTCAAATGTCGTCATGCGGGCGTTGCCGAGGTAATTATCTTCGGGCCACCACACCACGGATGCGGCAAATAATGTGGACGCATTGGAGGTCACTCTGCTTGGCAGGCGTTTCATCGAGCGCCATCGGGGAACGCTCCAACCAGTTCCATACTTCAATCTTATGCGATCAGTGACAGATGCGGTGTTGCAATACTGATCCTTTTTGCAACGGCCTCATGAACGATTGAGTTGCGGACAAACCGACCTCGTCCATTGTATCTCGAATTGTAAGTTTGGGCGGGGAACGGACATTCTCAACACCGGAAACCAATTAAAGGAATGGGGTCATGGTGGCCATGCACAAGAGAAGTGTGCATGGCCAGCTGTTGAGGCGATCTCGTAGATCCAGAACCCGGAATATGGCTTCACCTTACTTGTGAAAGGGCAAGCCAGACCAATTGATCATGGAATGAGATCAAAGTTTGCCGACGTCAGGGAACCCATGCTGACATTGGTCAAAATCCCGACAAATTCGATTTCACCAATTTGAAAGACGGGACTCGCGCTAGCGATGGTATCCTGCACATGGAACAAGAGAGCTTCGTTTGCCATCGAATATGCAACGATATAGCCAGAACCACCAGCGGTCCCACGTATGCCATCCCCACCGAGTCCTGTTGTCCCGATAGCTGCGAGCAAGGCGGTAACCGCCCCACCACTGGAATCAATTGCGAACTCCAATTCCAGGATGTCGTTGACTGTCGTATCGAATGATGTGAAGGCTGCCTTTGAGGCGACGGTCTGAATAACAGGCGGGTTTGAGGCTGATGTACCCGCCGATGTGTCGCTGGCAAGAATAGATATTACGTCCCCGCCTCCACCGGCTACGAAGCCCCTGACAATGTTTAGATCCGCGTTCAGCGTGATCCCTTCAAATGAGATCTTGTCTGACACCGCACTGCTGTTCGTGATGGTGATGTCGTCTACGCCTTTTCCCGTCGCGATGTAATTGACACCTTTGCCACCCAGAACGTTATCAACTGCGCTGGAGCCGGTGTACAGAATGCCGGCTGACTGCATGCCGGATGCATCAACAGTCATTGGACCAGATTCGGCTGTCAACGAAACGCTTGATGTGGAGGACGCGTCACTGCTGATATTGATCTTGGTGGTATTGCCTCTCACCAAACCGAGCTGGTTAACAGCTCCCGTACCCTCCGATACCACATTGATCGTTCCGGCAACGACGCCAGCGGTTGTGTGAAAAACTTCGGACACACCAGCGCCTTTGCCGGCTTCACCTGCCAATTTCACATCTATCGTTGCCGGTCCAAAACCGAATCCCAATTTGCCTGCTTTTCCAACGCCGATTTCATATACAATTCCAGTTGGTGCCAGGATGACATTCAAATCACCTACGCTCGTGTCCTTAATTGAGGAAAGACCAGTTGCGTTGTTCAAACTGATCGACGTGTTGCCGGTACCGAAAATTTCGATCGTTTCAACACTCTTTAGAGTGGGGGAACCGACGTCCGCATTACCGGTTGCTTTAAAGGCTATTTTGTCCTTGCCACCAGCCCCATCAATCACATCCGTAGCGTTCAGTGTGGTGGAGGTTGCTGTATATATGTCGTCGCCTGAGGTGCCGATAAAATTGTCGATCCCAGTGGTCAATGCCGTGGACGCTACACCGCCGCCTAACGAAAGAGCAGCCGCATCCGCATCAGCCTGCGTTATCGTTGGCGAAGTCGCTGTTATTCCCGTCAAGAAAGCGACAGCCTTTGTAAGTGAAGAAGGATTTGTCGTCCCATTATAGGAGGCTATCTCTGCTGGCGTATCGATCGCAGCTGTGAACAGTGCAGAGGCAGCAAGCTTCTTGTCGACGAGGGTCTTGTCAGCGCCCTGTGCACCATCAAGAATGTTGATCGCTATCGTATTGATTGTTTGTCTTCCAGATGCCAGCTCTCCGACGAAGAAAGCAACACCGGCGGGGTCGCCGGTGCGGCCAAAGAGGCTCAAAAAGATAGTGTTGATGATCTGCTCAGTGGCCTGACCAGCAAATCGGCCCAGATATTCATTTGTCTTAGATAGATCCGCGATTCCAGCAAGATTAGCCCCATTTGCCGTGACACTATTGAAATATGTTAACCCGGATGGATCGGCTGGACGTCCAAAAAGCGCCAGATATACACCTTGAATTGTAGCCATAAATATTGCCCCCCTAGGGCTTTGCGGATAGAATTATCCAGGATATCAAGCTATCGAGCCGGGATGGATTGTCAATTTATTATTGGATTGGACTACATATATTCATGAATTTTTGTTTTCGGGAATCTGAAAGGTAGCATAGTACTACCCAGCCAATGTCCGGAATGGGCCGTGAGTGACGCTCGGGTCGTAAAGATCAAAGGCCTCAATCGGGTTCATAGCGGAAATCGAGCAATCTCTTTGCGGCAAGGTTTCGCGACAGCCAAGCTTTTGAAATCATAGAGCGCGAGACCGTTGCAAAAACCTTCCTTTACGCGACAGCACAAACACCCACTCGCCTACGTATAGGCTTCAAGCACAAGCCAAGCCGCAACACCGTTTAGTAGGGCGGGGGCGAAGAAAAATGGTATCGATCGACGCCAGAAGGCCAAAGCTGCAGAGATGATCGCCATTACCGAAATCGCAGCTGTCATCGCCCACCTAGCGCCTCCGGATTGGCCCGCCTGACCAAACTACCTTGGCGTGAACGGTGATGCGTTCGTCGGCGAATTCTCGTGTGACTTTTTCCTGTTCATAGAGGTCATTGTCCGACCGGATCAGGATATGGCCGTCAACGGTGGCCTGGAGGCGCTTGACCAGGAGAACGCCATCGACTGAGATGACGAAGACTCCGCCATCGTTAACCGCTGAGCTATCAATCGAAAAATTCAGGATCAGGATGTCGCCATCAGCGATGGTCGGCTCCATTGAATCGCCTCGAGCCTCGATAATCCCAACCTTGCCTCCCTTTGGCAGATACCGTCCGAGCCAGTCTGGCGAAACCGTGAAATAATCCTCCACTTCCTCAGACAGAACCACAGCGCCGCCACCTGCTGACGCATGGATAGCGTAGCGCGGGATAGCCACCTGGTTTGAGGCTTTGTGGCGGGAAGCGGGCTTCACATCGCTCTTACCCTCTCCGGTGATCAGCCAGTTGATATCAACGCCACGGACAGCTCGCAAACGTCTTAGAAAATCGTAACTAGGCTCACGTTCACCCCGCAGGTAATTGCCAAGCGTCGCGTCAGCGATACCGATTTCATCCGCAAATTCTGCGTTGGTCTGGTCTGATCTAACCAGAGATAGAATGCGTTCGCCCAATCCAGGCGCAATTTTCCTAGGTCTTCCCATGATAAATTTACGAAATGGGTTTACAGAACCCCATACGTAAATATACTCCCCTCGTTCGCAGAATTTCACCACCGAGAAAAGGAGGTCTTCACACCTCCCTTTCAAGAATCCGGAGCACACTATGCCCGCGACCAAGGACAGAGTCGATCCGCTCGTCAAAGAGCAATCCCGTATCAAAGCCCGACTGCTCATGGCCGGCATTACTCTCGCTGACATTGATCGCACCTACTGTCTTTCCAATGGTGGAGTTGCCCCCTGAAAGTGGTCCACCAACTGGGATAGATTATCCCTCAAATTGGAGGATCAGCGATGGCTGGAAAACGAGAGAAGCCGGAAGAGATTGTATCGAAGCTTCGGCAGGTTGAAGTTCTGCAAGGGCAAGGTGGGACGATTGCTGACGCGGTGCGCCAGATCGGCGTGACACAGCAGACGTTTTATCGATGGCGGAAGCTCTATGGCGGGATGCAGCGATCTCAACTCACTCGGCTGAAAGAGCTGGAGAAGGAGAACCAGCGGCTTCGGCGGGCGGTGTCTGACCTGACACTGGACAAACTCATCCTGACCGAGGCGGCAAAGGGAAACTTCTAAGCCCTTCGCGTCGGGCAAGGGCGCATTGAGCCTGGTCGGAGCCGGGTCTTCGGACAGCTCCGATCCGGCAGGCTCGATCGACCCGAACGAAGTGGTGATCACCGCGCCCGAGCGCATGTTCACGCGCAATCGGCTGGGGCGGATCTGATGGGCGGGATCTCGATCATCATCGAGAGCGAAGATTTCGACAGGGTGTTCAAGCGCCTCAAGCCGATCTTCGACTTCGAACCATCGGAACTGATGACCGGCATTGCTGCCCTTGGCGAAAGTCAGACCCGGCGCAGGATCTCGGAAGAGAAGACCGCGCCGGATGGCTCCGCCTGGAAGCCCAACAACGAGGGCACGTCTATCCTTCTGCAGACCGGCCAGCATCTGTTGCAATCGATCGCCTCTGAAGCCTCGGCCGACATGGCGGAATGGGGAGCCACCTGGGAGCATGCCCATGTTCACCAGGACGGCATGACGATCGTGCCGAAAAACGCCAAGGCGCTCATCTTCAAGATTGGCGGCAAGACCGTGGGCGCGTCGAAGGTCACCATCCCGGCACGGCCCTTCGTCGGACTGTCATCTGAGAATGAAGCCGAGATCGAGGAACTGATCACCGATGTTCTGGGAGGGTCGCTGCAATGATCGAGCCGACCACGCTCAATGCGCTGCTCGCCACCAACCGTGTCGACGAAGTCAAGGCGGCGATCGTCGCCCGCCTGCGCGCTCTTCTGCCCGATGTTGCCGTCCGCTCGCATCCCGGCAAGCTCGATATCTCCGACGTGGTTGCCGAGGACATCGTCAAGACGCCGGGCATCGCCATCGGCTGGAGCCGCATCCGCACCGTCGAGGATATCGCCTCGGGCTTTGGGCTGCAGATCGACTGGACGGCCTATGTGGTGGTCGAGGATCGGGCTGACAATGTGGCCAAGAGGCGGTTCGAGCGCGAGAGCGTCGGCCATGCGATCGGCGGGTTTCTGATCCGGGTGCTGGGCGACGAAGACGAGGCCGCCTGGGGGCTCATGAACATCGGCCTGCCAAGCGCGCCTGAGTTCAAGCCGCTGTTCACCTCCAGATCCTTCGCCAAGGGCATCGCCTATTATGCAGTGACCTGGTCGCAGGCACTGATCGAAACCGACGAGCCGCCGTTCCCTGGACTGGCACCCATCGTCAGCGAAACCGACGACGAGCAGGTGCTCTTCGAGGATGGCGATATCCCGGCCGAGATCCGCGCCATGGTCGAGGAGGCTGAGCAATGAGCAGGCTCGTCTCTTCGGAGTTTCGCACGCTGCACCGCAAGGTCCAGAAGCTCGACCGACGGCTGGCGACCACGCTTCTGCCAGGCAAGGTCAAGCCCGGCAGTCAGGATCTGGAAAAGCGCACCGTGCGGCTGATCCTAGGAACCGATGCGAAAGGCGAGGAAGTGCTTTCGCCGCCTGTCCGCTGGCAACAGCAGGGTGCGGGCACGCTCAAGATCCACGCCGTTCCCGCCGACAACGAGCAGATGATGCTCACCTCGCAGTCGGGCACCATCGGCGCTGGCTCGTCGGCGCAATGGGCCACCTACGACCAGGATCACGCCCCGCCGTCCGACAAGGACACCGAGGCCGTCATCGAATTCGCCTCCGGTGCGCGCTGGACCATCCAGCAGGACGGGCACCGGCTGGCAGCCAACAACGTCCATGTCGACGCCCAGACAGTCACGCTCGGCGGCGAAGGCGGCCAGAAGGTCGCGCGCGTCGGCGACAAGGTTCAGGTCGGCGCTGGGTCGAGCGCCGGGCTTTGGCCGATCGTTACCGGTTCCGACATCGTTTCAGCAACCTGAGGAAAACATCATGGCTCGCAAGGCAAAACCATCCATTCCTGAAGCCCCATGGCCACGCGACTTCATGGTGACCAGCAAGGCTGGGCCGAAGGTGAGTGGTCGCCGCGTCAAGCCGGGTGACAGCATCACACTCGGCGAGCTCGAAGCCGACCACGAGATCCGCACGGGTGCGATCGAGCCAGCCAAGCCTGCAGCTGCTCCGGAAGCCGAGTAAAGGATCGTCTGAGGCATGCGCGCTGTCCGTTACAGAACCGGGATCAACCGCCGCACCGGAAAGGTGCTTCGGGGCATTGCGCATGTGCACCAGTCGCTCGGCGTCATCTGGACAACGCGGCTTGAAGAGCTGGTGATGGATCTCGACTTCGGCTCCGATCTGCGCGGCCATCTTTCCGAAGACATCACGCCGGGTCTGGCGCTGCAGATCTATGCAACCCTGGTGGTTGCCGCCCACACCTTTGAACCCGAATACCGGATCTCCAGCCTGCGCCTGGTTCGGGTTACTCGCGAGGGTGCGCTTGGGCTCAAATATGCAGGGACCTATTTCCCCGAAGGCCGGTTCGGCAATTACGACATTGCCATCGCCGACACGGCTGCCGCCGCTGTCAGCTACGCCAAATTGACGGGAGCTGCGGCATGAGCACCGTCATCGATCTCAGCCGCATCCCTGCGCCAAAGGCAATCGAGCCACTCGATCATGAGGAGCTGCTCCAGCAGTTCGTCGACCGCTTCGTCGCGTTCTGGGCCGAGGCGAGGACCGAAGATCCGTCGCTGCCGTCTTTTGATGTTCAGATGCTCAAGACCGACCCGTCAATGATTGCCGGCCGGGCCTGGACGTTCATCCAGTTGCTCGATCACGGCCGTGTCAATGACGCTCTGAAGGCGCTGCTGGCTCCGCTGTCGACGGGCAGCAATCTCGACAATCTGGTTGCGCGCCAGGGTATTCAGCGCCTGACCGTGAGCGCGGCAAGTGGCGACACGCCCGCCGTCATGGAGAGCGACGAGCGGCTGCTGGAGCGCTACCTGCTTTCCTTCGGTCGCGCGGCAGCCGGCTCTCGTGACGGCTATCTCTATGAGGCGTTCACGGCCTGGCCGGGTGCTGGCGACATTGAAGTGGTCGGCCGCCGCATTCACGGCCGGCGTGGCGACGTCGATATCGTGGTCGCAGGCCCTAATGGCGATGCGCCGGCACCGGAAAACCTCTCTCTGGTAAGTGCTGCCGTCACGGCCCCGAACGTCCAGCCCGAAGCCACAGCGGTCTCTGTGATGGCTGCTACGCGGGTGACCTATGCTGTGGACCTGGTGATCGAAGTGCCCATCGGCCCCGATCCCGAAGTGGTCAGGCTCGAAGCCGTCTCCCGGATCCGGTCGGCCGCCGATGAACGCACCTATATCGGCGGGGAAATCCCTCCTGGCCTGTTGTCCGGTGCAGCCTATGGCGCGTCCATTCTGCGCGTTCGCGACAACGCTCCGATCATCATTGCGCCCGATCCCTATTCGATCCCGGTCCTGACCGGGATCAATGTGACTGTCGAGGTGCGGACATGAGCGCTGTCGGCCAGGTTCTTCCCGACACGCCGGAGGTATTCGAGGAAGCAGTCGCAGCGGCCTTGTCCGCCGACCTGCCGGTGCCCTTCGCGGTCCTGATGGACCCGGCCGAAACCCGGCCCGACATGCTGCCGTGGCTCGCCGCACATGAAAGCGTCGATCTATGGTATTCAGACTGGAGCGAGGAACGCAAACGCCTGATGATTGCCGATGCTCCGGCTCTGGCAAAGCTGGTTGGCACACGGGCAGCGGCTGAGAGGTTCCTTGACTATGTCGATGCCGTCATCATCCACAAGGTCAGCTATCCGGCGCCCTTCGTCATCGGCAAGACCCACTTGGGCGACCGGGTCACCATCCATCAGGATCATCACAAGGCCTACTATCTGATCCTGATCAGCCCGCGCGTAGAGCCCGATCATTTTGTCATCGGGCAGAGCCGCGTCGACCAGGTCATCCGCGTGCGTGACGTGGATTATGAGCCGATGCGCCGCGTCAAGGCAGCGCTCAGAGCCGCCAAGGCACCAGATACCGAATACGCGGTCGACTTTGGCTGGAAGCGTAAGGTCACATTCGCCGACGCCTGGCCGCTCGGCACACCGCGCCCCCTCGATCTCTACATTGAAAGGACCAGGCTATGAGCCGTCGCGTTGATTTTGCGAACTCGGAGGTCATGGATCGCGTTGATCTGACCCGGATGGGCGAGTTTGCCCTCGAAGGTCAGGCACAGCTCGCCGGGGGCGCGATCGGCTACCCCTCCCATTGGGCGCGCTTCACCGTTGCGGTCAAATCGGCCCAGGAAGTCACTGTAGCGCCTGGGGAGTTCTACAAGCTTGACGAGGTCTACAGCCACCTTGAAGCCAGTGACGAAAATCTGCAGCCCTATATTCCGTTGGTGGCCGGCACCAAACGGTGGGTGGCGCTTCTGGTCGGAGGCTCTGAACATACGCTTGAAGAGAACCGTGCAATCCAGACGGAACAGGTAGAGAGCGACCCGCCGGTCTATGTGACACGTCAGACACCCAAGGTCATTCACAACAAGGTACAGATCGCTGTCCTGCCGTCCGACGTCGCTGGCTCCAAGCCCGGTCTTGACGCGGGCGCGTGCTGTATTGCCTTCGTGCTGCTTGGCACAGCCGGCATTGAAGAAATCGAGCCTCATACCGATCACCGCGTCATAACGCTGTTTGAGGTAGAAGGCCGGTTAAAGGTGCTTGAGAGCCGGGTTGACCGGCTGCGCCAGGACACGATCACGCTCGCCACCGACCTGGGCGGCCTTGCCAGCTATGTCGACACGTTTCCGAACCCGCTGCTGTTTCGTCAGTTCTCAAACGACATCGCACGTCTGAACGAGCTGGCGCGGCTTGAGCCTGACAGCCGCAACTACTGGTTCGATTGGGGGATCGTGCCAGACGATTGGGACCTCGACCATCCGTTATCGACCGTCCGTATAGAAAGCGGCTTGCGGTTTCAGCCGGCTGCCATCGGCGAATTCCAGCTGCGTCTCGACAATCCGTCGAGCCCCGACATCATGTTGCATGCCGGCGGCACGGTCATGCCCGCCTATGACGAAGTCTTGCGGATCGAGAACCCGGTCGGCGCCGTCAAGAAACGCGTGGCCAATATCGTCCATACCGAGACCATCACGACCTGGCATACCCGCACCCATTCGGCGACCACCTACAGTCCGGCGGAAATGGTTTGCGAGAACACCGCTGGATGGAGCGAGGCGGGTTTGCGCGACCGTGCCGCCGGCAGCCTGTTCTCGATGAATGGCCAGACCTACAACTTCGTGGGCCTGTCCGACATCGCCTGGAACAACACCGCCACCGCGCAGCAAGGCCATCTCGGCTTCCAGGTGCAGCAGGTTCACACCACCTCATGGTCGGAAACCTATGCGACCTATCACACAGAAACCTATGGCCTGAACAACGCCGCCTTCGCGCAAAGCATGATGACCAGCCAGTCCTTCATGATGACAGGCCTGGGCATCAATTTGACGTTGGCCGATCCGAACCATGAAGCAACGATCGCGATCGGCTTCCTCAATGATGACGGCTCGCCATCTGCCGACGCGATGATTGGCTATGGAACACTCGAAGGCTCAGAACTGAAGCTCGGCTGGAACAAGTTCCCGCTTGAGCCGATCCTGATCGAGCAGAAGCGGTTCGCCGCGACACTCCCCACACCGGGCAACAACGAGATCGCGCTGACCGAGGACAACCGCCTGACAGGTGGATCATTCTTTACCATCACCGATGGGGTCTATGCGTCCGGATCAACCACGCAGGACATGTCGCTCCAGGTCTGGGGTGCAAAGTTCCGCAAGTCGCGCACATTCATCGATTTTGGCACCTACGATCTGCCTGGCGGCATGACGCATGTTCAGATGATCCACCAGCAGCTTCTGCCAAAGGGGACGGCGATTGCCTGGTTCGTCAAGCTTCCCGGCGACACAGACTGGATACCGATGGACCGGCGCGGCGTTCACCCGCTGACATCCTTGCCGTCCTCCATCCGGCTCGGCGCATGGCTTGTCGGCACCGAAGATGTAGCGCCTGCCATCCAGCTCGATCAGTATTCGCGGGTTCGCCTGATGCGGCTGCGCAACGACATGGTGGCCGTCAGCAAAGCGCGCACCTTCGGCTTCGCCACCGAAACGGTGCAGATCAAGGTTCATGTCGACGCTTTCGACGCGGACCTTGGCGATACCGTCGACATTGATCTGGAAGTCGGCGGAAGCATCGTCAACGCCGACAGCATCACGCCGACCGTCGATCCCAAGAAGGCGACCCGCACGCTGGTCAAGGCGGTCTTCGACTTTACCGGTGCGCCGATCACCGAGGCGCGCGTCATTGTGCGTCTTAACAAGACCGTCACCCCGCGCGGACCCTTCGCGCAGGACATCCAGTTGGACGCTTTCTAGGAGAGCAGCATGGCCAGCAAGACCAAATCCGCAGATCCGACCAAGGCTGAGACCGAGGAACTGAAGATCGATCCGGCCCCGCGCTATGTCGTGCAGCTCGCCCGATCGGTCAAACTCGGGCCGATCACGCATTACCCGCGTAACCAGCAAATCATGAGCGGCAAGCTGCTTCAGCGGATCATTGACCAGGAGGGACGTAATGCCATCGTCACCGCCGACCCTCGCTAACGATTTCCAGGTCACCGGCAGCGACAATCTCGATGAGGTTTTGTGGAATACGGTCTTTGCGGAGATCTCCGCCCTCATCAAAGGGTTGAGCGCTACCTTCCAGACGCTTGAGGAGCTGGAACAGAGCACAATTGACCAGTCGCTGGCGGTGATCGCGCAATCGGTGGAGCCGCAGGTTCTGGCCCTGCAACAGACCGTGGCGCTCGCGCAGGCTCAGGTCGACAATCTGATCTTGAGCGGTGTAGCGGCTGGATCGGTCAGCGTTGCTGAAATCGAAGGATTGGAGGCCACGACCGTACAAGCCGCTCTGGCGGAATTGCTCAGCAATATTGGCACCGGCCTTGCTGCACTTGCCACGGCTCTCGCCGCAGAGACAGACGCGCGGACCGAAGCGGTCGATGCGCTGACCTTTCTTGCCTTGCGCCCCGTCATCACCATCACGGCGGCGCACACGGCGCTACCGGGGCAGCGCATCATGGCGGACTGCACAGGTGGTGCCTTTGACATAAAGACAATCCAAGACCCCGTCGAAGGGGACACCTTCACGGTCTACCCGAAGGGTTTGACTGTCAGCGTGATCCCCAACGATGCGGGCGCAGCCACGACGATCATGGGCGAAACGTCAGTAACGATCAGCCAGCCCAACGTCGCGGCGGAGTTTGAATTTATGGGCGGGGTGTGGAACGTCACTCGAAGGAGCTTCCCCAATGGTTGATATTGCCGATCTTTTCCCGAAGAGCGGTGGCGGCGTCGGCGCGTCTGGCGTTGCGCTTCGGAGATTTTTCCTTGCGTCGGGGACATACACAGCTCCTGAAGACCAAGAGGTGATCATTCACGCGATTGGCGGCGGAGGCTCCGGAGGGATAGGGTTTTACTATACCGGTTGCCAGCCCTCAGCCACCGGCGGCGGCGCTGGCGGGTATTCCAGAAGAAAGGCCAGCCTTTCGGGCGGGGATGCACTTACCATCACCGTTGGCGCTGGTGGGGCGGTTGTGCATGGCAGCGGACCGGCGAATACAGCGTCCGCTGACAACGGCCTTGACGGCGGCGACACGACCGTCACCGGCCCTGGGGTTTCAATCACGGCGGGCGGTGGCGCTGGCGGGGTTGCTTCCCTGCTCCAGACAAGCCCGTTGAATGGCGGCGCTGGCGGCGTAGCTACCGGCGGGGACGTCAATTACGAAGGGGGCCGTAGGGGCAATTTGGCAGCTCTCGGCTCGCTGGCCACAGGCACCTATCGCATAACAGGCGGCGGCGCGGTCAATTTGTGGGGGCTTGATGACTGCAATGGTGGCGATATTACCATAACAACCAGTGCCAATAACCGAAGGGTGGCCACTGCCGGGGGGAGCATTTGGGGTAGTGGTGAAGACATAACGAGCGACACGAACTATGGTTCTAACCCCGCCTTGTGGGATGGGTTTATACCGCCAAATCACAACGTCTCAACGGCGTTCACCTTGCCTGACTTGTTGATCGGGGTATTCCCAACGATTGGGCCGTTGGCTAAAGGCTACACAACCTCAGCCTATAACACGACACCCTACACAGGCGGCACGGGTGGGGGCACTGGGGGCATGTCAACTGCTGGTGGCATTAGCGGCATCACAGCGGGGGCGTTTGGTGGAGGCGGCGGGGTTATTAGCTCGCAGTATGACTTCGACGCATCCGGCTCCAATGGCGGGTATGGTGGCGGCGGCGGAGGCACTTTTTCTGCCGGCTATTATAATTCCGCAACGCTGGCCAACCGTGGCAACAGCGGCAAGGGCGGCGATGGTATTGTTGTAATCGAGGTAATGAAATGACCAGCACATATCTCATCAAAGACGACGAAGGCGCGGTCATCAACACTATTATTGCCGACGCCGATTTTGTCGAGGCAGCGTATCCCGGCCGGTTTGAGTTGGTCGAGGTCGAGGAGCCAAGCCCTGCGCCAACCACCTACAAGATCATCACACCGACCCGCTATCTGGCGCTCGTCAAGATGGCGTCGCAGATGACCAACGCGGAGTTTGCGGCCTACGCCAGCGATCAGCATGCGGACATGGTCTACACCCGCGCGATGCTCGCCTCGATTTCCGGGATGATCGATATCAACATCACGGACAACATGGCGCTGGTCATGGAAGGGCTGGGCTACATGGCCGCGCACGGCCACACCGGACAGATCGCGCCGGCGGATTTCCCCGCAGCGATCCTCGCGGCCTGGGCGGGGCTGTAGACAAATGTTTGATAGCACCAAAACCCTCCCGGTGATCGACATCGTTGTGGCGACTATCTGACCGACCCCGATTTGCCGTGGGACCATGCCAGCGCTGTTAGTTGACGGCCCCGAGGTATGCCAGCATATTGTATTTGGATATCCCAAAGGTGGGCTAAACGCCAGAGATCCGAGATGACTTACCAGATAGATGACGACAGTTATCCCGGCACAGCAATCGTTTTCATAGTCGCAACCTGGGGAGACCAATCGTTCTCAGGAACCGGTGTTCTGGTGGGCCGCAACGACATTCTGACTTCAGCTCATGTGATATACGATTGGCGTCTTGGAGGCGTTGCAGATAACATCGAATTGTACCCCTCATACAATCCGTCTGACATTCAGCCTCAATCCTTCAGCTACGAATTTGCGCAGTATTTTCCTGGTTTTGATCCTGACGGCGACGGACGGGTGTTCCCGGGAGATTTCAATGCAGGAACCTTTGCAGGCTCCGAGTTTGATATAGCCTTGATCAGCACACGGGCACCTCTTGGCGACACCTATGGCTGGTTCGGCATCGACTATGATTTTTCGGGGGGATCCGTAGGCGTTATTGGGCACCCGGCTGTCTACGACAGACGCATGATGTTTGACTCCGGCACAGCCTACAACGACCCGATCGATGGGTATTTTGCTCTGGATTCCAATCTCGAAGTCAATCCCGGCAACTCGGGTGGTCCGATATACTATGATTATGGCGATGGCCCATACGCGGTAGGCCTCGTCTCAACCAGAATCGCAGCAACAGAAATAGGGGCGCACCGTTACTGGCTTGATGACGCTTTGATTGATAATGACAGGCTGATTTCAGACTATGCCGGGCACGTGGTTTCCGGTGGGAGCAGCAATGACCGCTTCGGCCTTTTTGCCGAGCGTGGTTTCTACACAAGTGTGGGAGATGACACCGTTCTGGCCGGTGGCGGACTGGACGTAGTCGAATACAACGGGCCACGGTCGGACTTTACCGTTACAGGGAATAGCTCTGCACTCTCGGTAGTGGACAGAACTGGGTATGAGGGTCAGGACACGCTCTATGATGTTGAGCGTCTCGACTTTACAGATGGTATCCTCGCTTTTGATTTCGATGGCAATGCCGGTCAGGCTTACCGGGTTTATCAGGCAGCGTTTGATCGTGTGCCTGACACAGCAGGCCTGAAGTACTGGATCGACCTGCTTGATGGCGGAGGAAGCCTTCTGAATGTCGCGGCTGGCTTTGTCAGATCGAACGAATTCGTCTCGGTTTATGGACTTGACCCTAGTGCTGGCTCTTTTGTGGAAAAGCTCTACCAAAATGTATTGGGCCGAAGCGGTGAAGTGGCCGGGTTCGAGTACTGGACTGGGGAACTCGCACGAGGTGAAAGCCGCGAAATGGTTCTGGCAGGCTTCTCGGAAAGCCCGGAAAACAAAGCTGGTGTAATGCCCTCTATTTCGGATGGTATCTGGTTCGCTTAGCCACGGCACAAATTCTGTGTCCGGACTGTCGTTCCCAAGCTTCAAAAGGCATCGACCTCATCGCTGACTGCTGTCAGCCATCAAACTCCGCGCGCGCGCGATAATCTCGGGCAACTGATCTTGAGCCCGAGGTTATCTCATGAGTGCGACCACTCCCAATGTTGGCGTTCGCGTCTTCTCAAATTTGTCGAGCACCACGGCGGCGATCGATGCCCGTGTTTCCTATACCGGCATGGCGTTGCCCTGTCCGGATGCGGACAACTCGATCGAGAGGCACAAGCCGATCGTGGTCAACACCGAAGATAGCGAGCTGATCACCCTTCTGGGTGCAGGTGTGGCGCGCGACACGATTACCCAGATTGCCTCTGAGGGGATCTCGACCGATCTTCTCTTTGTGCGCACCGATGACGATGCCGACCCGGACACACAGCTTGGCCTGGTGGCGGGCTCCGCCGTCGACAAGACCGGGATCTGGGCACTGTTGGAGGCCAAGAGCGAAACCGGATTGGAGCCCGGCCTGATCATCGCGCCGGGCTTCACCTCGCAGCGCCCGGGTGACGCCGCCATGGATGCGATCTGTGACCAGATCATCGACTGTATGGGGATTACCGATACACTGGAAACCTCCCGCGAGGCGGCGGCCGAAAACGCGGCCGACTTCGCCACCTCGCTCAACATGATCGCCATGTATCCGTCCGCCCTGGTGACGATCGACGGCGTCAATGTGACCCGGCCGCTCTCGCCGCATATGGCAGCCGCGATCATGCGGCGCGATGCAGAGGTGGGATACCTGGAGTTGCCCCCTGAAAGTGGTCCACCAACTGGGATAGATTATCCCTCAAATTGGAGGATCAGCGATGGCTGGAAAACGAGAGAAGCCGGAAGAGATTGTATCGAAGCTTCGGCAGGTTGAAGTTC